CATCGCCTTATTGAGGGCGGTGACGAGCAGGCTGCCATTGCTTTGGAAAAATCGCTTTACGTCTTGGCTATCGACCGCCGAAACGTTGATCACTACTGGGCTGGCGCCCAACCCAGTTCCCCCACTGCCGGATATCATATTCTGGAGGCCCTGACTGATATTAGCCGGCAAAATCATTTCGTTCTGATGTACCATAGCCAGCTGATTTGACGGCACTACCCAGCCCCCTGCGGCGGAGGCGATCCCTCCGGCGGCGGCCATCACGGCGGCTTCGCCGGCCGCAGCAGGTCCAGCAGCAGCAGGCCCCATGATTGGGGCCAGGAACGCAAAAATTCCCGAGAAGGCCTGCGCCGAATCAGTCATGATGCTCTTGACCGCGTTTAGTGCCTTCATCGCCAACCCGGCCGCCATTCCCTCTCCTTCCGCCGCAGTTCGCGCCGCAGCGCCGGCCTCGGTCGCGGTCGTCATGGCGAGCTCGCTCGCAATCCAGTTGGTTACCATCTTGACGCCGAGGTTTACAAATTCGGCAATTATGGATTGTGCGATATTCGCCACTGCCTTTTGTAATGTCGTCGTCCCCAAAATCATGCCGGTGATCGACGTATCGAAGGCCCGCTGAATCGGCTGCATCAAACTCTGCCACGTTCTTTGGCTGGTCTGTACTGCCTGAAGGTCGAGCCTCTGCCTGTCATTCTGAAATTTTTGGTAAGCAAGCAGCTCTTGGTCCCACAGTTTTTCGTTAGCGGTAGCGTCTTGTTCACTGCTGAGGTCGGAACCGGTTTGCCCAAAACCCGAGGAGCCGCCATCTTCGAGGCCCTTGGGGGGCACTATGCCTCCTGACATCGATCCTGCGAGATCTGCGGCTTTCGTTTGCAGCGCACCGACGCTAGTTCCGATTTGTCCCGCAGCGGCAGTGAGCTGCGATTGCGCCTGCTGGGCAATGTCGCCGAGTCCGGCAAGTTGAGCACGCATCGCATCGGTCGCCGCTTGGACCGAACTCGACGCAGCCTCCATGCCAGATCGAAGACCGTCGATCTGCGCGCTAATGACAACGCTTGTTTCAATACCGGCCATGCTAGCCCCTCAATGACAGACCTCTGCGCCGCGTCTCGCAGTTTGCTCTGCTCCCCATGAAGACGTTAATCCAGCGTCGGCCCCCGGTGGCGCAGCTCGGTAAAATCGAGGACCACGGGCGGTAGGCCAGCATGGACATCTCTGGCGCTGAACTCAGGCCCGAGTTGAGCGAGCGCGGAGCCGGCGTCCGAGCTCGATCGCTGTTCTCGCCCCATGAATGTCTGCGGCTTCGACCTGTGCTTGTGTTTGTCAACGCCAAGATAGGCCGCCACCAGCAAGTGAAGCGGCGGGTGCTGCGCCCAATAGGAAGTCAGCTCTTCGACTTGGAACAGCGTCATTTCGTCGATTACGGAGTAACTGTAGCCACAGGCGGTGGCGAGGAGGCCGTAAATCTCTCTCCAGGCATCCCCAGGATCTCCGCACCTGCCCCCGGGCTGGTCCCGGGGGCAAGTGCTTCCCCCGCAGCGGTTCCACCTAGCTTTAAGCCAGACCCAGTAAGCACCGCGTTCAGCACAGAGGCGGCATTGCCGAGATCAAGCAATTTTTCCACTTCCTCCGGCGTCATGTCGGGATAGTTGCGCCGCAGTGCCGCCGTAACGATCTCGACCAACACGGCGATCTGGACTTCGCCCATTGACGCACCGATCTCCGTCAGTTGGCGAACCTTTGGCATCAGGCGACGGAGCTCACCGAGGGTCAAGGGTGGGACCAGCCAATCGCGGCCGCCCATCGCAACAGCCACACCGGGGATCATCATTCCACCGTACTCAGGTACCCGATCGTACCCGAGGCATCTGCAAAAGCCGTAAAGTCCAGCTCGCTGATTGTCCACGTATCGAGCTTTGTCGGCAGCGACAATTTATTAGCGGTGCAGGCATTAAGACGCAGAGCAGTACCGCTGCCATTGTACGACGTATAGAACGTTGCTTTGAACGTTGGGGTCACGCCCATCGGCTGGTTCGAGAGCGTCAGCGTGCTACCATTCGTCGGTATCTTGTAGGTATATGAGATTAACACCGCAGCGGCAGCGTCTGCCGCGGAAAAGGTGTAAACGCCGTTAGAGAAATTGACAGCGTACTGACCAGCAAGCGAGGGCGTGGTAGCCCGGTTAAAACGTCTGCCACTTCCAGCATAGGCGACGCCAAGGTCATCGTTGTAACTTGCCGCATTGGCGGCAATCACGGCATAGGGCGTTGTTGCGGGAACGGTAGCGGCTTCGAGCTGGGAGACAGCGAATTGTCCGCTGGCGGGTGTCACTCCGAAAAAAATGTCGGAATACAGTAGACCAACTATCTGCGCGAACTTCGCTTTGCCGGTAATTTTGCCTTGCCCACGTGCGATCGCGACGGGGAATTGCAGTTGGCCGTAAAGCTCCTTATCGCTCCAGTCGAAGTCGATCTGTATTTCCTGCAAGATACCGAACTGGCGGGGGCCGATACCCGAGCCTGTCGCATCAGTACGCTCGCCCCATACTGCACCCGACCCGAAGCTCAATTGCATGTCACTCACTCCCTTTCAAGAGCTGCTTTAGCCTTTCTTTGGCAGCGTGGGCGATGTTCCAGGCTTGCGTGTCGCGCGCCACTGCCGAGCCGGGGAAATGGTCTGCCCACCAGCCCTCGATAAGCTGGTCTATCGAATGAGGCTGGGCTAGTTTGATGGTAGGGAAATTTTCCTTGGACATTGGCCATTCCTTTGCATGAGGCGCGCAGCAAGGCCATTCAGGCCTCATGCCGAACATATCCTTTGCGTCGCTGCTATGGGTCCGTCGTCAGATACACAGGACCTCAACCGGCACGATCGCGACCGCCTGATCGCCGAGAATGCCCTCGTCAGTCTCAACCTTGCCCGCGATATAGGCATGCTGCACCATTTCAGACAGGCCTAGGTTCTGGATCCCCGTCGTTGGTGCCGGGGCGAGAGCGGCTTCGAGAGCATCGAGCAGCGGATTTAGGATTGTTCCGGGCGCTAAGTAGGGATCGCTCGAATGAGCGTAAATGTAGAATTCGGCGTAGAGCGTCCACACGATCGGCGCGCCGAGCCGTTTTATCACAGCATGGCCGCCCTTCTCACTCATGAACAAGGCCGGTTGCTCTGCTGGAGCAACTTTGGCCCAGTGCTGGAGACGCCGATTTGCGGTGGTGTATCGTGCTGCGCCAGCGCCGAGTTCCCACAGTGCGTTGTAGATGGTTTCCCGGATTATCATCCGTCGATCCTTGCCGTTCTTCAAGGTCGCTTATTCTCGGATTGGACTGCGTTTCGTGCCGCGACCGACGACTAAGGGAAAAGGCTCGTTTGATGCCCGGAGGTGGGCATCAAACGAATTGGGTGCTCAACCCTTCACGGCCTGGCTAAGTGCCGCTTCGACTTCCTGGCGAATCGCGGGTTCCATCTCCTCTAATGCTGAAAGCAAGAAGGAGTGCTCTGGCACATTCATCGCAGGACTATGGGACTGCAGGCTTACCGCTTTGCCGGAGAGCGGGCGCCTGAAAGTGTCTTTAATTTGCCGTAAGCTGTTTTTGACCCCGACCCTGCCAGTGGAGCCATATCCCGCAGTCCGTGCATATCCGCTATCTCGAAGGAGTGTCGCTGTGACTCCGTCGGCGCTTTGATCGATCTGTAGATCAATACTCGAGTTAAGCGATCTAAAGCGGGCGGCAAGCAGTTGACCGCCGGGCGCACCCTCCTGGATCTTGCGCTGGAGATCGATCCCCAGCTTCGTGATCGCAGGTACGAGGCTCGTATTGACCGCGTCCGGAATGGAGCACAACCATGACGAGAGTTCCTTGTCGCCGACAAGATAGGCAGTGATCATAAAATTCCGGCGACGATAGCAATGTCGGAGCTGGTTGGTGCCTCTGTTGGCCGAATCGCGACAATCGGGGCCACCAGTCGGTATTGTTGGAGCAACGTCCTCGTCCCGTCGCTCATGTCCTTTTGCGAATAGCTGACTGTCTCAGCGCCGCCCAAAGACCTAGAGATCTCGCCGATTCGAGTGCGCTCGCGGTAGCGGAGCGCAACGAGCTCGATGCACGCTTGGGCGATGTCCAGCGGAGTTGTCGCATACCCTGCGGTGTACGCAACAACAACATTTTGTACCCCACGGTTAAATGTATAGCCGCGAACTGCAAGCTGTGTGGCGCTGAAGCTGTAGCCGACCTCGCAGGTCGTTGTCGACAACGGAATTGTCTGCTCGTCAATCGTCAGCGACAGTACAGCGGCAACCGGAAAGCAGCCGAATTGCAGTGTCTGGCCGCCTGTCCCGTCGCGGGTTTCGACGTAATCAGCCAGTGCGATTTTGCGATTGCACCAGGTTTGAATGTACTGGCTAGCCGCGGTAATGAGACGTGTTAGAAGTGCATCGTCGGTTATCGGAAAGGTGCTCTGCCCGGTTTGCAACCATGCTTTGACGTCGGCGAGTGTCGTCAAGTCGCCGAAGGCCACTGGATCAACCCTTTTCTTGATCGGCTGCCCATCAGTGGTTGGGCACACGCTGGTTCCACTGATGGGTCTCGAACCACTGGCACGAAATTATGCGCCGAAAGTTCGGCCGCGGCCTCGGCTGGTACTAGGACGTCGCCGTTCTCGTCGGCGGGATATCGTTGGCCATGATAGGAGCAGCCCCCAGCGTCCTGGTGGTGCAGCTTGATCAGACCGACCGAAATTGGTTCGTCTTCAGTATTTAGCAAGGCGAACCCTCCCCTTTCGATCAGTGAGCTAACAGCATCAAGCGGGACCCACACAAATCCATCGGCATCGACCGGATAGCAGACCGCACCGTAATTGGTCTCGCCCTGGCCAAAGGCAGCGCGGAGCAGTGTGAATTTCTCTGAAGGGGCAACCCCCGGGGCGAACCCGGGGGTTGGAGCCGCCAGCGCTTCTAGCGGGAGTGCCGCGAGATCGGACACAACGTTCAACCGTTTGCGATATTGGAGATCACGCCCATCGCAAACGGCGCGTAGACGGCCAGCACTTCTTCAGCGTAGACGCCAACCTGACGCTGGCGGGTGAGTATGGGCCAATCGATTTGGTAGTAGTCTTGCCGGGTCTTAACCTCGGCAACGTTCGGCACTTCGTTCGACTGATATTGGATCGGCAGGTTCTCGGCCCAGCCGATGATAGTACCCGGCGGCACGCGTGGGTGGATCCTGATCGGAATTCGCAGACCGCCATTTATTGCAAATGGGTTGTAGTAATACTGCACTACTCCGGACGCAGTGAGTTGATACTCGCCGGCACTGCCGTCCGCAGGCGTATCGGCAGTGAGCTGTATCAATGCGCCTAGGTTCGATACGACGCGCTAGCCCACAGCTGCTTCTAAAACGCTTCTGGCTCGCTCCGTTTGCAAGCCCATCAAGGCGCCACCAATAGGCTGCGTTTGCCAACTATTCCTGTTTGCTGTCAGAATCTGTGCTACAGGGTTTCATATAATGGGCCACCCGGGTGACCCTCGAAGGTGTGACGATGCAGTCAGCTGGCATTGCCAACTAGTTAAAGATTGAAGTCTCAGCTACTAGGAGTGGAAAGCGGCGGCCCTCATAGAGGGTCGATCGGCTTAATCCCATCCGCTGCCCTTGGCTCCAATGCGCCTGCGTCGCGCAAAAGAATTGGTCCGTGCTGGGTCAAGAACATAGGCTCATCGCCGCCATCGACGGGATTGAGCCCAAGAATATCGCGCGCCTCGTTCAGCGTATAAATGCCATCTCTCACATAACCGCCGAGAATCGTCGCTTGGTCAGTAGGATCCGCCGGCCGAACGTCGGACCAGACGAATTCGAGATCGGCGTGACCCATCCTATTCTGAATCACCCCATCGATGAGACGCTTAACCCATCCGAGCAAGGGAGCTAGCCCTTCCTCATGTGCTGCTTCTTGCGCCGTCTGGGCCGTGGCCCGATTGACCTGCGGGGTAAAGGCAGTAGGAGGCAATGAGAACGCGTAACAAACAATTCGCGCCAGCCACTCGTCAAAATCGTCCTTATAGGGCGCCTCCTTGAAAGCCTGGTATTTCGCGCCGCTTGGACCCCAGACGAGCCGGGTTCGCGAGGCGGTATTTCCGCCTAGAATCGAGTCGAACCACTCTTGAAATTGGCGGATCTGCTCGGGGCTCCAGCCGTCCGGGGCATTCAATAGACCGGGCGGGACATTGCCTTCCGTGAAATGCTGCAGCTGCATCACCTGACGGCGCAATCCGATATTCACCGTTACCAGGATCTGCTCAACAGGGCTGAAGCCATACGCTTTGTGGGGACGCGGATTCCGCGGGACGTAGATGAGCTCGTCGCTGGTCAGGAGACGCCAGGGTCGGCCGTGAATGATCTGTTCGTAGGCCGGTGCGGGCGGCGCGGGCCGGCGGCCGGTGTTATCGATAAGCACTTTGATCGTCGAGCCATCGACAACATCGAGTCCCGTGATTTCGCCACCGCGATTCCGGCGTATCTCGAATGCCGGTGCGTCAAGCACGAGGACGTCCTCTAGCGCCTCCCTGAGCCAGGTTGCGAAAGGCTGCTCTCCGTCGGGTTTACGCCAGAACTCGACCAGTCTTTCGACCCTCGACGCAGCGTCCGCAGCGCGGTTTTTTTCGTTGCGTGGTTTGATTGTCCATTCCAGTTTCTCGATTTGGTCCTTTCGTGTCTCGATCGCCAGCCGAGTGATGTCATGGCTTTCAGCCAGCGCCCTGAGGTCGTCAAAGCCGACAGCGTCATATGAGCGCGGCGTGTAGACGGTGTTGTAGCCGACCGGAAAATCCCACAGCCGCACCCGTTCACGTTCAGGCGGCACCAGTGGGTAGCTGGGCGAAAAAATGCCTTGCTCTGGCTGGAAGACATCGCGGAACTGGGTCAAGTCGTTCGGGGATCCCCAACCACCCCAAGTGTACGATGCTATGGCCGTTCGCTTGCCGTTGGAAACAGGCATCAATGCGGCTCCCGTGATAGCCATAACCCAGCGCCATTCCGGTCAAATGCAGGGCGCTCGGGTATCGCAGGCGGGTGTGGTGTGCACTCCGGAGTCATATGCGTGAGCGCAAGGGCCCAGAAAAACAAACGGCCGGATTGGGCGCGATCATTTGTAGCCCATACATTGGTAGACGAGGCTATCGCCTGTCGCCAACGTCCCGATTAGCGCGATGCTGTTGGTCGAGATCGCCGACGGTCGGACGAGGCTTCCAGTGGTTTCGTCGAAGGCGGAGCATACCGGAGGATTGGGCCACGGCGACACAAACGTGATCGTGCATCGGCCACCGTTTGGCGATGCTCCGACTGTAACTCGCCCGACGCTGTCATTGCCCCCGATCGAGGGTGAGGTACCGCAATCGTTCGCTCCAGAGCCGATCAGCGGGGTCGCTCCAGTGGCAATTTGATGCCCGAGCATGCCAAACGCTGCGGCACTGCGGGGAGTAATCGATACAACCCGAAAATTGCTGCCATCAAATTGCAGGGCCAAGAATTCGTAATTAGTGGCAGCAAGAGTGACCGAGGTGTCCGATGTACCGGTCGCCCCTGCCGGATAGAGTATTCGCCCGGCCGACGCACCATTGACCTGAACCGTCATGGTCTTGCCATTGTCGGTCGTAAACCCCATCATCCAGCCGGCGCTTATTGCCGTGGTCGACGGCAGGGTCACGGTCAGTGAGCTCGTTGGCGTATTATAGCTCGATACCGCGTTTCCATTGTCGCTTTGCGAGGCCGCGTAGGTGCCGACCGCAGGAAAGCTCCAGCGATTGATGCCAGGAGCGTTGCCGCTGAGGCCCATCAAGGTGCCGGTGGCCGGTGTGGCTTCGACAATCCGGAAATTGCCGCCGTCAAATTGCAGCAGCAGGAGCTCGTAATTCACATTCGCCAGCGATACCGAAGTTACCGTAGCGCCGCTGCCGGGGTAAAGAATATGCCCACCGGACGTACCATTCACTTGCACGGAGGCGGTCTTGTTACCGTCGGTTGTGATACCGATTGTCCAGCCCATCGGTAACGCTGTCGTGGGCGGCAGGGTTACCGCCATATACGGTTGTGGGCTGTTGACGCTCGAGATCACATTGCCGTTATCAGCGTCGGTCGCCGCATAAGCGCTGACCGCGGGAAAGCTCCAATGGCTGATCCCGGCGGAGCCGATCATCCCGATCGCCTGCGCCGTCGCAGGCGTGGCGTCGAGGACACGAAAAATCCCGTTGCTGTCGTACTGCAATACCATGAACTCGTAGGCGCCCTGGCTCGTGTTTGCCATCGTCAAGGAAGTCTGCGAGGCTCCGGAACCCGGCCATACAATGCGGCCGCCCGATGTGCTGTTCACCTGCACGGTCAAGCTCTTGCTGTTATCCGTCGCAAAACCCATCGACCAGCCATTCGGAAGTCCGTTCGTGGAAGGCAGCGTGACGGTCAAACCAGCGCCACTATGTAACTCGATAAGACATTGCCGTTATCGCCGAGCCCGGCGGCATAACCAGAACTGGCCGGAAAGAGCCAGTTGCTGGGCCAAGGCGGCGGCTCGAACCCATTCGCTAAACGAGTATTTCGCGTAGACGACACAATCCTGAAATTGTTCCCATCCGATTGCAGGCGAACGTACTCATAATTTCCTGCCCCCAGCACGATCGATCCCAAACTCTTGCTCCCCGAGACGATCGCCCCGCTGGTCGCGGTGATCGTCATGCCTTTGCCGTTGTCCGAGGCAAATGCCATGCTCCACCCGGCACTGAGGCTTGCAATCGGCGGAAGGCTTACTGCCATCGATGCGCCCGTGGTGTTGTAGCTCGAAACGCTGAGCCCATCATCGATCGGCGTGGCGGCATACGAAGCGGCTACGGGAAACAGCCAATTGGCACGCGATCCACTGCCAATGACCGATATTCCGCTCGAAAGGGGGCCGTAATTGACCGTAGCTCCGCCATAGTTTGGGTTGATCAGCACATTGCCGGTGCTGGCAGTGGCACTAACGGCGGTAACGCAGTTGAAGTAGGGGGAAACGAAGGTGTTGAGGCCATTGTGGTTAAACGTGATCGACAAGCAGGTCGGGGATACCTCCAAGTCAAGGGCTAGGAAAGTGTTGCTGAAATTGTAGCCGTTTTCCAGCGCCACCCCCCGGCCGCCTGTGCCCTGTGCCGTGCCGGCACCGGAAATCCGGGAAAACTGAACCTGCTCGAGCGCCAGCCCAACGGCCCCGCCAGCCGACACGCAGACTGCGTATACATCGCTGTCGAGGAGGTAGTTGAGCTGGCATCCTCCCGCCCCCGGCGCGGTGCTGCCGTTGTTTACGATTAGATGGTCGAACTTCGCGGAATTATGCGCATCTGAGAAATCGGCTTTGCCAAGGACGACTGCGTAGCTCGAGGTATTGCCGTTGACAAATAACGCGCCTTCTTCCTTGAAATAAAAGCAACCCGTCGGACTGGCAACCGTACCGCCGCCACATTGGATCTGCAGCACCGGTCCCGAGGCGATCGTCCGTCCGTCGATGACCGCCCCCTCCGATATCAACCGGAATCCTTTGCTCGCCTGCCCGGCATAGTCGATCGCGATCGTCGAGGTGACCTTATAGGTGCCGGCCGGGAAATGCACTGGCCAGTTGTTCGCGATCGCGGTCGAGACCGTCGTGTTTACCGCGGTCGTGTCATCATGATTGCCATCACCGGCAGCACCATTGCACCGCACGTCGATCCACGGATGGCCGGAACACATCACTACGTCGCCTTGTAAGGTCGACTGGCCGGTGATGCTGAGTGATGAACCGTTTATCGTCTGCGCCAGCGTGGGGAGTGCCACGCCGAGACCAAAAGCGAAGGCTGCGAGGCGAAGGATCCCGCGGGTGATCTGCAATCCGAACGGCGGTTGTCGCTGATCCGGCCACGCCCGCTTCGTAAAAATCGTCGTCATCGCCCGCTATACCGAGGGAAACGTTTGACTGGGACCGGCGCAGTCAATGTCCGGGCCGGCCAGAAGGCGACTGCTGCGGCAATGGCGATCAATACTGCAGATGTGATCACTTCCCACGGCATTACCATCTCCGTGCGGCAAAAGCCTGGCCAGTTGCGCCGCCGTATAGGCTAACCGCTCCAGCGGGTTTGTAACCCGTTGGCGTCTTGAATACCGCCCCTGCCGGGATAGGGATCGACGCACCGCCAGCGTTTGCGGTGCCGACATCCGAAACGTAGAGGATAGCCGAAGAATTGTTGGCGACAAGATAGCCGTTGACCGGAACAACCCCAGCAAACAGGGTCTGGGCCACGCCGCCGGTTACCATAGTTCCACTGCCATCGATCGCAGCAGCTCCGGCGGTATTGATCACGGGAAGGGGAGCCGTCGGGCCAACGGGCGTCGCTACGCCACCATTAACTGCTGCTGGCGTATGTACAGGGACTAGGTTACCGACGACATCTGACTGCGTCGAGATCGATTGTGTTGTAGTGTTTGCATCCTTGACTAACAGCGCCAATGAAGGACTCCTTCCAAGCGGGTATCAGCAATAGGCCGCTAGCGGCGAGATTTCTCACGAGCAGTTCCTGCTAATTGGCCGCTCAGTTGACGATACGCCTCGTAAATGCCCTCGCCCGGCATTTGGCCTACTAGGAGATCCGTCAATGCCCAAACTAGTGCGTCCACTCGATCAGGAGAGAAGCCTGCCGAGCGGATGTCGAACGCGCCGTGTGCGTCGCGAGCAAAGGCGCACATCTGATCCTCTAGATGAGGGAACACGCCGACATGGAGCACCCGGCCTTGCTCGTAGAGCGCTGCCACCGGCTCTGCCCGGGTAATCTTCCCGCGCGAAGCGTGTACCGCAGCAAACGGTACATTTGGATCGATCATCCGCAACGTAGTCTCGACCATGTCGCCGCCATTGTTCACCTCGGCAACGATGCGATCGGCACAATGGGCGCGGTACGCTAAGATTGCAGTCCTCGCCCACTCCGTCGGACGGAAGCGCCCGGAGGCATCGGCGAGTACCCATCCGCGTCCGTCTTGATCCTTGCCGGCGACGATGATGCCGGTCTCGTCGGAGCCCTCGGTCGAGCTCGTCGCGGGATCGATTGCGACCACCACTCGGATCAGCTCGGGGGCATTGGAGGCACGCGTGGCCTCGATCATTCCACGGTTCCACAAAGCCCCTGGTACGTTTTCCAATAGCTCCGCCAAGAGCTCTTGCCGGCCGAGGTGCGTGCCCTGATATTTGCGGACAATCTGGCCAAGGAAAGCCGGAGCCAGGTTGGCTCGGTTGTCGTACGTCGTTCCCCGCGTCACCACGACTGCCGGATCGGCAGTCAGCCCACGAATTAGCTTTGTCGGCCGCGGTGTCGTCGTAACCACGACGCGCGGATCAGCCCCCAGCCGCAGCCCCAGCATCAACATGTCCCAAGCCTCGGGATATCGCCAGCTGGCGAGCTCATCGCACCATGCCAGGTCGTGTTGGGGCCCGCGGAGTCGCTCGGGCTCGTCCGCACTGAAAAGGGTTGCGACGGCTCCGTTCGGCCAAGTGAGGCGACGCTTCGATGGTTCGTAGCGTGGTCGCTCCCAAGGCGGTGAGACCGCCAAGATGCCGCTTTCCCCCTCGACCATCACGTCGCGGGCATCGCCGGCC